CCTTGACATTATCTAGCCCTGCTGTTTCGTGCATCAACCCTTGATAGGTCTGCACATCATCTGCATCTATGGCAAAGACAACTTCTGTAAAGTCTGCCGTTGCGTTGATCGCTTCAAACAATCTAATTGCGTTATCGTTGCGGCCCCGTGTTGGGATAATCGTTAGCATTCTCATTGTTGAACCAATCTCCAGAAGGTGTCCCCGGCTTTATCTATCATGTGTCTTAGGTGGTCTGCATCATTCCAATCTTGAACTGAAGTAATGCCAACATTGTCGTTAGTGTGAATCCTGCACCCTGAAAGTACGGCTTCCATAACTGCCCTGCATTCTGACTCAAAGGCTAACGGTAAATGAACAAACCATTCCACCCTTGCCATTGCATCTAGAACTTGTTCACGCGGTACATCTGTCAGAGCCTTGAAGTCATAACCTGCCTGCGCTGCCCACATACTTGCTTTCAACTTTCCCTTAAGCGGATGTTCACGCGCTGCCCATAATGCCCAAGGCTTCTTGTCCATGTGATCGTGGCACTTACTGGTATCAAAGTAGCTCAGAACCTGCGCGGTCTTGCGCGGCTTTGCCCATGATAACTCACGGCGCATATGTGCAGGGGTATGAGTTACGAACAAGCGACTACCTGAGATCAACGCATTTAGTCCTGCGCGTGGTGTTTGCAGGTGATGCACAAACACGAACGGGTCATACTCACTAAGCCTGTTAAGTTGCTGGTCTGTGAACAAATCCGTACCTGTTACAACTACTGAATCAAACTGGTGTATGTCTTGTGTATCGAATGTGTACGGCGTGACAATCTGAATCTCATAGTCCAATGGTGCTTGCAAGCGGTATTCATAGTCAGACATTTCTGCGCCACCTGCAAACTGCCCCGTGAATAGTCCTTGCTGGCTCATAGAGCCACGCTCAGACACTTTAGGGTCATTGTCTATGTGATGGGTGTACCAGCCAATTCTCAAGGCTCTACATCCGTTCTAGGGCTTTGTTCTCTAAAACCTTAAGTACGGGTTTCCAATGTTCCTCAAACACGGTATCCGCGTTATACGCCTTAGCGAAGTCCTGCGCTTTCTGTGAGCGACCCTGACCCCGTTGGTATGCCTGCTCTAGTGCATCCACAATGCCGGGAACGCTAGGCATATGGAACCAACTAGATTGCGGTGCATCCCATAACGGCTGACCTTCGATTAACCAGCCGTCACCCAGTAACTCAGTTGAAGCTGCAAAGTCAGAAATGATTACAGGTGTGCCACAGGCTTGCGCTTCAATAGTTGGAATCCCAAACCCTTCGCCGTATGAGGTTGCAAGTAATACATCCATAGCGGAATAAATTGTTGCTAGTGTCTGTTGCTCTATGCCGGTGCGATAGGTGTAAGGATCAACAAACTTAAACTTGTGTTCAGGTACTCCACAAGATTGTAAAAGTTGTACAAGTTTTATTCCACCCAATGCGCCTAGCTGATCGGTGTGCAGATACAGAACTACATCATCATGATTTTGAGCGAACATAGAGAACGCAAGAATGTTCTCACCAAATGCTTTGCGATTAGGGCTTACGCCTTTATTGGCTGCGTTCATACCAACAACAAACTTGTCATTGTCAATGCCTATGTAGTCGCGCCCTGTTATTCCTTTGTGGCGTTTCATTGGCTTAAAGACTGGTTCAATTCCATGTGGCACATAAAGCGATTCAATGCCTGCGTTCTCAATCATTGACTGCCCGTATTGGCTCATGGCAATAGGTGTTACAGAATCATTGCGCAACCACTTCAATACTTCAGGTGGTACGGGTAAGTGATCAACTGGAACCCAACTAGCAACATTCCAGTCAAGCCATCTGTCACCCTTAAAAACCCATACATCATAAAGCGTAAACAGAATGCTAGGTTGATTTGGGTGGTGCGTTGTCCAGTCGTGCATATGCGCTGGCACTACATCATTTGAATACAGGTCTGCGCCGCGTTGATAAACGGGGATTCCCTGCCAGTCTGTGTTGCTGCCTTCTAATCCGTAGTTGTTAAAGATCGCAACATCATGGCCTAGTTCTTTAAGTCGCTGAGTGACTTGCGCGGTTTGCGTACCGTAACCAGTAGCTGCCCAAGGCGCGTTACTATTCCAACCAATACATAGGGGTTTGCTCACAGGTATTCCTTTGATCGCAGGTATAAGCAACTTACCCTAAAGGTTGCTAAAACAAAAGTAGAACCCCACCAAGCCTGCGCTCCCGGTGGGGTTCTACGGTTTAGGTTGTTAAGACTAGCTGGCTCCGCCTGCAAAATACTTAACATGGCTGGTCTGAATTAGATTTCCGTCTACGCGCATTGTGGCGCGGAAGGTAATCAAGTCATTCTGGAATGCGAAATCGTCTGAACGATCTAGGCGCAATCCACCAACTGTGCGTACGAAGTAGCTAGGTAGATGACCAAACAAAACCGACTTAGCGGAAGTTGCTGGATCAGCCATAGCTGGATTTTCGTAAACTTCATAACCAAGAACTAGGTCACGCTTATCACCTGATAGGGCTGGTGAGAATACATAGTTGCCTGCGGTGTCCTTCAACTTACGAACAGCAGCAATGGACTTTGCATTCATCATGAAGCCAGTTCCCGGAAGTGTGCGACCTGCTGTATCAACGCTGTAAACCAAGTCAATTAGGTTGTCTGCGGTGAATGCACCAGATACGGCTGTTGAACCAGTAATACCAGAACCAGCAGTTGCAGCAATGCCGTTTGGTTGGACTGTTCCAGTTCCAGTTGTTAATGCGCCATTGACTGCGTAGCCAATTGCATTACCAGTCTGAGTTGCAAGGAATCCAAGAATATCCACGCCTGCATCTTCAACCATTTCGCGGCTGATCTGAGTTAGGAACGAATACTTGTATGCGCCAAGAGTCTTGAACGCATTGAATGTTGGATCACTTTCACCAATTGTGCCAGCTTCAGAAGTTACTGTACCCACAGAATAAGCCGATAGTGACGGCACCTGAAGGTTTTCCCCACCTGCGGTGTTGATGATTGTAGATGTTTCTAGCATTGGGCCAACAGTTCTAGCCAACAGGATTACCTGATCGTAGAAAGATGTTGGAACTGGTGCGCCAGTTGAACCCTTAGTTACATCACGCTTTTCAAATGATGCACTACGGATTTCGCCACGAGCTAGGGAACGGATAAGTTCTGCTTCGTCAATCGCTGGAACAGCAATGTTGGCTGGCTTAACTTGTGATTCAAAACCCTTCATTGCTTCAGCAGCGCGGTTTTCGCGTTCTGCTTGTGCGTTCATGGTTTCGATTACTGCTGAACGCTGATCAAGGTCTGCCATGATGCGGTCATAAGTTTGGTTTTCTTCGCCGGTAAGTTCGCGCTTTTCAGCTGCTGCTGAGTCGAGAAGAGCCTTTGCTTCTTCCCAAGCCTTTGCACGAGCTTCCGCTTGTTGCTGAATGTATTCAGACATAAGTGGACTCCTTCAAGTCTTAGATTGGATTGGGTCTAACATTTTCTGCGTGGCTCCACGACAGTTGCGCAACGGTGGCTCCACACAATGCTTATCTAATTATGGCACAAATAAAAACAGACCCAGATGCTTCCCCACATCTGAGCCTGTTCTTTGTATTTAGATTAGAACGCCTTAAGCATTAGGTCAAGTTGCTTGCGCTTAATGTCTAGCAGATCAACTGCACTTGGTTGATCAGCGCGAAGTTTAGTAACAACTTCAGTAATCAAGTCTGCGTGATCAGCATCTAAAGTTTCGCCTGCTTCTAATTTAAGAATGGCATCACTAAGTGCATCTACATCTACGGCAGTACGCTGCGCCAAAATGTCCAACGAGCGAACGCTTGCAGTTGTGGCTTCATAGGCAGGGAATCCAGTCACAATAGAAACCTCATGTAAGCGCACCTGATGCAGTTCACGGGTTGCGCCGTCTTGACTCCATTGGTCGCCCTTTGGTGGAACGCTAAAGCCAAATGACATTGACGATACATCCCCACGCTTCATAAGAATAGATAGATCGCGCCCGGCAGAAGTGTCTGGCAATTCAGCCTGCGCTAGTAATCCGCGTGAATCCTCAGACAGTTTCAAAGTTCCAGCGCGTGTGGAACCTAGAACAACATCTGTGTTGTGGTTCATAAATAGTTTGATTTCGTTGCGCGACTTTAACGAACGCTTGAATGCACCTTCTTTGATTACCTCAGTAAACGGTAACGGTTCACTAGGGGAATTGAATACAGCTGCGTAGCCTGTGAAACTCATGCCGTCACTAGATGCTTCACCATTGCGAACATCAAACTCAACGGTATTAACGCGGCGTTCTACTGTGGTTGTCATTTGTTGCCTTTCGTCTTTGTTCAAGTTTAACGCTATGGTGCGCCATTTCTCATTTTGTAAATCGTTGGTTGATCGTTCTTCAGCGCGTATGCGTTCTACAACACCTTGCGCATAATCTAGAACTCGTTGTGCTTGTCGCTTGCTAGGCCCTGAACCCCAAAGCAAATGAGCAACTACGCCTGCACTTGGGTAGTTATCAGAATCAGGGTCTGCATCTGGTGAATCTAAATCAACTAAGTGACGGGCAATCCATGCTGCTATTGCAATCCACTTATCATCTGAAACTTGACCATCTGCCATGAGTCGTGCATCACGAATAGTTTTCTCAACTAGACCGTCACCACCCTTACCGTCTGCGTAGTATTGCAAACCGCGCCTAGCTGCTGCCCTCATGTATGCAGGTGCTTCTTGATTTATTGCGCGTTCAATTTCTATAACTTCATCATCAACAGATTCATCTGTCATTTCGTCTTGACCTTCATAGTCAAACTTAGTTAGTGGTGCAAAGCCTTTAAGAACAAACTGCTCAGTTTCATTTAGAACACCATTGTCATTTGTGTAAACCTGAATGGTTGCAATAGGTGTATTTTGTGAGGAGTCAATGTCACCGCCTAATGGATTCTTTACAGGGCCGTAAGTTGAAATAGAAGTGATCTCACCAAACATAGTGTTGCCACCGTTGTCCCAGTAAACATAATCACCAACTTCTAGTTCACCGTTAAGTGCGCGTTCACCACCGGGTTCCATGTCCTCAGCTAGTGAAACTGCAATCATCTGATCTATGGCGGCTTGCTTAGTTGTATGACAGCCCATGACTTCACCATCTTCTTTAATGGTTGCCCAACCTGAACAGTCAGGTGATTTATCTGTTATGAAATACGGCATTAGTCTGGTGTCTGCCTTAGCCAAGAAACTTCATGTGAGCCTGATGCGCTTACTGCATACAACGCTTCACCGGGGTTAATAGTTAATTCAATGCTATCGAGTTTCATCAAGCGTAAGCCTGTCGAAGTAGTAACTGAACCATTACCTAAAAACAAATCAGCAGCATTATCGTTATTGTGAATGTGCAAACGAAATGGGTTTGTGGAAAGACCGTCAATAATAATTGCGCTAGTTCCCACCGTTATCTGACCAGAAGTTATAGCCATTACTGCACACCATAAACAGACTCAGGATTTTCAGGGTCAATTTGTGCAATGGCTTGTAGCTGCGTGGATGGTAATCCAGTATGCGTAATCTTTGGCAAATCTAAAGCAGAAAGAACAGCAGCAGGATCGAACCCAGAAAGAATAAGTTTCTGAGCCATAGTGACACGCTTGTCCGTTTCAACGAGTGAAGCAGCACCCAAATCCACATTAGCCAAAGGAACGCGATAAACATCACCACCATCAACAGGTCGTAAATCCTCGAACCGTCTAATGTCATTGACTGATAAAAACCCTGCTTGTGAACCAATGCTGTACCCGTTCATTCTAGTAGCGAAGTCACCACGCAGTAAGCCATCTACATTGAAGCGGATGAATGCGCCTTGTGGCAATAGTGCGCTGTACGCATCCTCAATCTTTGCAACATACGGGCGCAGAGTATGCGTAACAAAGTTAATGTTATTTTGTTCTACGGAAGCATAAGACATTGCGCCCGGTGTAGTGATGCCAATCATGTGCGGTGGAACTCTAAAGATACGAGCTACTTCTTCAATCGCTAACTTGCGACTATCTAACATCTGCGCTTCATCGGGGTTTACACCAGTACGCACAAACTTTGCGCCACCTGTTAGCAGACCAGTCTTATGCGCTTTTCTAAATCCGTTATGGCGTGAGTTAAATCCATCTACTAGCTGTTTCGCCTGATCGCTGTTTAATCCTTGCGGCGTTTCAATGATGCCTGAAGTAGTTGCGCCCTGACCAAAGAAACGGGAAGCAAAGGATTGAAGCGCACTAGATAGACCTAAGTTATCTTTTAGTTCTGTAACACGCGACATACCGCGCAGTTCACCAGCCTTGCGCATTTCAGTAATCTGAATCATGTCTTGCTTGCTTACTGGTGTTTCTTGATACTCGTCAATGATGTATTCAATTTCACGAGTTACTTTGTTACGAGTCACGCGAACGCGGTAAGGGTCAATGACAACTAGGTTAATTACTTGACCTGATGTATCACGGAACACGCGCACAAAAGCGTTACCGTCTAGCAGTAACGAAATTAAAACCTGTTGGTAATGCTCAGACCGTAGTAGATCAACATCTGGCCTTTGAATCCATGAAGGCTGTGGGCGATAAGGTAAGCGATCACCATCACGCCTAATGAATGAATCAACTGGCAATGTGCTAATGGTGTCTGAGATTAAAAGAACGCAAGAATAAAATGCGTTGATTTTCATAGCCTGTATCTGGTCTATGTTTGAACCGGCTTCAGTCGTGAATGCAAATGAATCGCCTGCGCCCCAAATAGATTGAAAGCTAATGGCGCGTTCTTCTTTGCCACTACCTGATAAATTTCCGAGCATTACTGACCCTTCTCAATCGCAATACCGATTAGCAAACAAGATGCACCAGCAGCGACAATACCTAATGGCAGGATAAACAAACCGAGTCCTATTGAGATTATTGCTAGACCTACTACTTGCAGAATAGTTGGGATCAACGCAAACTCCTAGAAACTAAAGAACTGTGGTACAACGGGTTCTTCTCTTGAAACAGTTGCCCTATCAAATCCTATGATACTAGCAACAGCCGCATCTATCTTTCTTGGTGAACCCCTATGCTCTTTCACAATGCGTGGCCCTAGCCGATCAGTCTTAACTACTGCGTTCTGTAAGTGCCTAAGCAATAGCGGATTACCATCATGTGTCAGCTTGTTTGATACCACCGCATCATAGAACTTTGCACACGCTGGAACCATGCGAGCCGGTGAAGTCGAAGGCCATTCAACTATTGGGAATCCTGCATCATCTAATACCTGCATTGTGCGTTGCCAACGGAAAGGGTCACACGCAATTTCTCTTACATTGTGCGTAGTGCAGAACTCAATGATTGTGTTTTCTACATCCAGAATATCTACGCGCCATTCATCATCATCTTCAGGCTGTTTTTCCCACGCCTTAACCATAAAGACATAGGGCTGTTCTTCGCAGGTTACGCCAATGATTACGGAAGCATCACCACTAAACGATCCATCAAAGCCTAAGACAACTGGTGTATCGGGTGAAATTTCGCGCTGAATTTCGAGCGATTCCCACGCGCCGTTAGGTAGCCATGCGGTCTGACTACTTACCCATTGGTTGCAACGCTTAGTTCTAAACTCTGCTTCTGGTGTTCGCTTAACCATTGCTTCAAAATCTTTAGGATCATTCAAATCACCGTAGGCAGGATTAGCTTGTTTCCAAGTTAGTTCTAGGTGGTGATCTGCATCAGGTTGCGCTTCCCACCACGCCATAAAGAAACTGGTATCTACTATTTCCTTTTGTGCTACGCGCTTACCGTACTGATACAGGCTGTATGCAATGGAATCCTGACCAGATGAATCAGCGCGTACGCCTGCTGTTGTCACACCTATAAGCATTGGCTCACGCCTTGCACCCATACCAAGTTGCATAACATCAAAGAGTTCACGATTAGGCGCGGCGTGTAGTTCATCAAAGATAACCATTGTTGGCGATAAGCCTTCTTTGGTAAACGCTTCACTAGATAGAACGCGATACACAGAACCAGTTGCAGGTACTTCTACGGCATCACGATACACATTGCAAAGTTCAGCTAGTTCAGGTTCTGCTTCAATCATTCTCTTAGCATCAGCAAACACAATACGCGCCTGATCCTTGTCAGCTGCACAAGAATAAACTTCGCCGCCATTAGGCCCCATGATTAGTGACCAAAGACCTATGCCAGAACCTAAAGCCGATTTGCCATTTTTCCTGCTCATGCCTATCAGGGCTGTGCGGTGTCTAAACTTTCCGTCAGTTCCAACGGCAAACAGATGGCGCATTAGTTCGTGTTGCCATTGGCGCAGTTGCATCTTGTCACCTGCATACCCGGCAACAGTTTCCTTAGTCTGAATTGCAAAGGTATCTATGAACTCTGAAACTTCCCAACCACGCGACTTATTAAGCGCGGCTTTGTTTACAGGTGTGAGCCATGTTGGCGGCCATGACTCAATTTTGACTGGCACGAGATTTTAGTTCCTCAAGTTTAGATGCGCGTTTAACTTCAGCTACGCCTAGCCTTGAACGGTCTGTTGGTGTAAATCCTAGAAGCGACAAGTTAGCAACTAGCTGACGGTCTAGATCGCGCAAGGCTTTGCGTTCATCTGGTCTGTTGTTTTGTAGAACCTGAATACGCAAGTTGCGGCGTTCATCCAGTAGCTCGCAAGTCATTAACAGAATCTCAATGTCAGTTAATGGGCTTAGCCATGTTTGACCCATGCCCCAAATGCGATCCCAAAGTTCTTTGCCTGCACTACCTAGTGGGCGATTAGGTTCAGGGATTGAATAGGCAGAAGGTAACAGCACCAGTTCTTTCTGGTCTGGAAGTGTGCGCTTGCCGGGGTTGCCAGTAAGTCTTTTCTGCTCAATCGGTTTTGGTGGTCTGCCACGTGGAGCCATGTTTAGTCCTTTATCAACCAAGTATTTAGAACTGCTTTTGCAACTACTTCTGTCATTTTAGGTGGAACACTCATACCAATCAAATACTGTGGCATTTGTCTATTCTCAAACCAATAATCATCTGGAAAAGAACCGATCCTAATTAACTCTGCCGGAGTAAATCTTCTTGGTTCTGCCCAATGTGAATGATGACTACCTGAAACTATTGTAAAAGCAGGTTTATCTGGTGCGTGTTTTATTGCAGTAAACCAACCTGATTTACCGGGGTTGTATTTTTGATAGGCTTTTTGAAAACTTTCACCGGGTTTAGTTTCTAACCAGTATTTGTACCACAAGGTTTTTTTATCTGGGAATAAATAACTATCTGCTGGAGTTGTTAAATCAAAAGTAGCTTCTGAAATACTAATTTCTTCATTGTTTGTATTTAACTCTAGTTTCTTATCTGATACATCATTTCTTACTGCACAGATAAAAACTCTTTCTCTTCTTTGGGGAACATTACAAAAAGCAGCATTTAACAAAAAAACTTGGGGTCTATAACCCATCTCATTTAATGTTGAAATAATAGCTTTCAAATAGCCTTTAGCATTTCCAGCTATTAAACCTTTTACATTTTCAGCAACAATTACTTTAGGTTTTAACAAATCTGCTACCTGTAAAAAATCAAAAAATAAATCATCTAAGACTTGGATTGATTGACCTTCTCTAAAGTGCTTTTCTTTGCCCCAATCCTTTTCTCTGTTTCCAGCAATTGAGAAACTAGAACAAGGTGGTGAGCCATCAAGAATGTCAAGATTAAACAACTCTTCCGGTAAATTCATTTCAAGCATTTTTTTAATTGGCGCTTCTATAAAATACTTAGGCTTCAGATTTTTTTCATAATGTCTACGCATTTGTGGATCAATGTCATTTGCTCCAATTACAGTAAATCCTGCAAGTTTGTAACCCATGCTTGAGCCGCCACCACAAGCAAAGGTGCTAAAA